GTTATATGCTAATGGTCCAATTTTTAAAACATAACCACAGTTAGTGGCTATTCTCAATTTATCTAATGATTCTTGTGCAATAATAATTCCACCTTTAGTTTTATCTTTAGGTGTAAATGGTAATACTAAAATTCTCCATCCAGATGGTTCTGGTAAACTATCAACTAAAGATTCAGAAATATTTTCTGCTCTTATAGTTTTATCTTCAATTTTTTTATTTTCTTCTTGGTATTTTTCTTCAAGACCTAGAACAGTCTTTGGTATTTCATTTGACTGAACATCAGTCGAGTTTAATAACGGTTCCTTTTTCATCATCCTTAAGCTCCTTTTTGTTTAGCAGGTTAGAGATTTCCTGTAATAAAAATTCGTATGTACGAATTTGTCCAAGTATATACTTGTAATTTTCCATATTGTCAACACCACCAGAAGTTATAGTTAGTGTTAAATTTTCTAGTTGTGACTTCATGAAGCGTTGTAATTTATACGCTACGTCTACTGTTTCCATCTTCTTCTCCTTTTGTTGGTTATATTAACAATTCCACTTACGTAGAGATTTATTAATTCTTGAATTCGGATCTCTTGCAGTTTTAGCTGAAGTTAATTTAGCCTTCATCCCTTTCATTCTTCTACAGAATGATTTTCTTCTATTAGCTGCTTTTGAACCTGGTTTTAATTTTGAAGGTTTAGTTGTAACTGCCATTGATAATTTTGATCCTGGATTTTGAGCTCTATAAGATGCAATTCCTCTTCTATTTAATCCACCTGATTCAGATTTACCTTCTTTACGTTGCCATGCTGGAGTTCTTCCACCAGATGCCATCATTATTCTACCTTTTCCTCTTAATGCAATATCACCCATATTATTTCCAACCTCTTTTTGCTAATCTTGGTTTTCCTTTTATAATACCACCATCTTTTAAAAATTCTACTGGGTTATATTCTCTAGTAGAATCTTCTGGACGTATCATATTAAGATAATCAAATTCTCTTTCCTTTTCTTGAATCTCTTTATATTTTTTATCTAATTCTTTTTCAGATTTTTTAAAATTATCTTGTCTTTCCTTTTCTTGTTTATAATATTTTTCACCAGTGACACTTCCACCTCTTTGCATTTTTTTACGTTTTGAAAATGTTGCAACATTAGTAGGTTTAGGTCCTGTATTACCAGCTGCTCTTTTTCTTTGAACAGCGGAACGTCTTTCTCCTTCTGACATTGATCTAGCTTTAGCTAATGGTACACATTTTGGATATCCTTTTCTTTTTTCTCCTTTTGATCTTCCACAAGGAGCAAAAGAACCATCCTTACGTTTAGACCCAATGTCTACCCATTTTTCTTTTACCCATTTTCTTAAACCGTTTGCCATATTAATATTTCTTTGTAACTTTTCTTCTATTCTCCATTACATCCCCACATCCTTTTGCAATACCACCTTGTTCATAATTAGATACTGCTTTTCTCTTTTGAGATTTATTTTTACCACCTGGTTTTATTTTGCCAGAACAAACAGCACTAGCAAACATATTTGCATATGCGCTTGGGTAGACTTTAAATTTTCTTTTAGCTGCTGCTTTTCCTCTTGGACAAAGTTTAGCCATTTACTTTTTCTTCTTTTTTGTTTTTTTCTTTACCATTTTGCCAGATTTAGTTTCTTCATAACCTTTTTCTTCCATAGCATATTCTCTAGCTTCTTCAGCTTTAGATTCCATGCCTTCGTGTTCATCTGACATATCTACGTAACCACCTTTAGCTTTTTTAACTACGCCTCTTCCAATTAAAACATCTTTAAAAGTTACTTTGCCATCTTCGTTTAAATCAGGGAATGCTTTTCCGCCTTTTGCAAGACCTACTCTTGCAATACCGCTTCCTCTTAATTGTTTTCCGATTCCAGCCATTATCTTTTACCCTTCATCATTTTGCCTTTTTTCTTCTTTGACATTTTAGCAGTTATCATATCTGCCATACCGCCTTTTTTAAGAGCTTGCCCTGTTCCTCTTTGAGCAATTCCACCACCTTTTAACATTTTAACTCTTGGTCTTATTCCGTAATCGTTTCTCATTTTATCTCCTTATCCATTTTCTTGGTTGTTGTTTGTCGGTTTATTTGACATCGTTCTTGCAACCGACTCTGCTGAACGACCAATTACATACCCACCAAGTCCAACATTTAATAATGTCCAAACATCGCCAGGTAATTCAAAGGAGATAACTGCTCCAAAGAATACTTTAATAACAGGACCTATAACATAGTTCCATACCAAAATAAAGATTAACACATACATCAGTAAAGGTCTCCAGCTTGATGCAAACCATCCAGCCTTTGCTTCAGCTTCAATGATTCTTGATGCTGCTTGCAATTCTTGAGTATGTGATTGTAATAGTTGAGTTTGTAATTGTGCTTTTAATTTTTCTTGAAGATCTTTATCAGGAATAGCTTTTTCTACAGTGCTAAATAAAATTTTAGCAAGAGGTGCTACAGCCCCTAACATTTGAATCATGGTTTAGTACCACTTCGCTTTTCTTCTTTTCTCTGGTAACATTCTTCTTTGACCACCAACTTGTTCAACTTGAGTTTCTTGTGGATTAGTCATTTCAATATCAACTGATTGTGAATAACCATCACTATTTAAAAATTGTGAATGATCTACTAGATTACCGTATTCTGATCTTGATGTACCATTTACTGAACCACCTTTAGCCATAGCTTTTCTAGCTTGACCAGCTTCAGATAAAGCAATCGCAATTGCTTGTTTAGGATTTTTTACAATTTTTCCAGATTTACCAGAATGTAATTCTCCCTTTTTAAATTCTCTCATAACTTTACCAATTTTAGTTTGGCTTTTTGTCATTTTTTTCATAATTATATTCCTCGTATTTTAACTTGTTGCATTCCTTGCTTTGCAAGACTTACACCGGCACGTAGTTTAGCTAAATCTTCGTTTTGTGCAAGCTTATTTTCACTATTTTGTTGATTTAACATAGCTCTCATCTTGTCTAAAGCTATTCTATCTTCAGCTTCTTTGCGTTTTTGCTCATTTTCCATAGCTCTTAAGTCAACTTCACGTGATTTAAGCTTTAATAATGGGTCAGAATCAAATTGACCTATAACTTTATTTTCTTCTTTTGCGAAATCTTGTGTCATTTCAGCTATTAGTTGAGCTTTTCTAGCTTCAATTTGAACTGTTATACGTTGAAGTTGTTGAGCAGCTTGAGGATCTATTTGAGATTGTTGTTGTAACATAGGTAATGTTTGTAATTCTTGTACAAACTCTAACTGAACCTGTTCTTGAGCCATTATTGAAATATGTTCAAGTATATTTTTTTGTAATAAAGCAACTGTCGCTGGATTATTCTTAACCATATTTAATTGCATAAAGTTTAAATGAGCATCAATGTGAGCTTTATGATCTTGACCAGGGAATGCTTGGAATGGTTGTCCACTCATAGCACTAATATGTTCTAAACTTGGATCAATTGGCATCGGTTGTTTTGGAGTTGGAAGAATTAAATCTATATTTTTAATTCCGATTGCTTCATACATAGATCTATAAGCTTGATACAGATCATGAATTTGTGGATTAGATTGAGCAAGTTGTAATTGTGTTTGTGCCATAGAAATTCTTTGAGATTGAGAAAATATATTTGGATCTGCAACTGGTAGAATATCTATTCTATCATCAAAGTCTGCAGCTTTAATTTGTCTTGTTCCACCAACAACATCATATGGATATTCTGTTGGTAAATAAGTTGAAAATACTTTTGCTAATAATTCAAACTCTTGTTTTAATGCAGCATAAATTCTTTTGTGTATTGCAGACATAACTCTTGAACCACGTTCCAAAAGCGCTAATGTCGTGCCGACTGCCGCTTGTTGGTTCATATCACCCACTTGTGCATCTGCGATGCTCGCGAAACGTTGACCGGCATCAACTACTATACCCATCAATTGTAATAAAGTTTGTGAAGGTTCTTTAAATGGTAAAGGTAAGAATGCATCTCTTAAGTTTCCACCTGGTGCATCTACATCTCTAAATTCTCCTGGTTGAATTGGTTGTGCGTCATCTCTAACTCTAATACCACGCATTTTAAATCCTGCTGGTAAATTAGATAATGTTCCTGCATCTAATAATTGTCTTAAAGCAGAAGTTGCAGTTCTTGATAATCCACCAATCATGTGAATTAATCCAAAACCATAGAATCCTAAACCTGGTAAAAATTTGAAATGAACAAAATAATTAATCTTTTGTTTTAATAGATCATCAGCTTTATAATTACGTCTTATAGATAAAACCTCTCCAGAAGATTCTTCAATAGTTACAACATATGGAAGTTTAATTCCTGTGGGCTCACCAGTCTGTGGATCTTTATCTTCAAATCCTTCCAGATCTAAATTAACATGACATTCTAATAATGTATAAATATCATCTTGCTTTTCAACTCTGATACCTTCTAATTGACGTTCTTTTTCTTTTAACTCATCGCTTTTTAAAGATGGTTCTGATAATTCAACATCTCTATAAAAACCACTTACTTGTTGTTTTCTTAATTCGTTTTCAGAAATTCTAATAACATGAATAATTGCATCAGCATCATCTAATGAAGTTGCAGAATATGGAACTATTAAATCTTCTGATGGAATAAATTTTGAAACTGCTCTACCAAGAATTTCATCATAATAAACTTTTTTAAATGCAGAACCTGATAATGGTAAATAAAATAACATTTGATCAAATTCAGGTTCATATTCTTTCATGACACTCATAATTTGATAGTTCATGAATTCTTTAACTCTTACTGCTTGTTCTTCTCTTTGACGATCTGTCTTACCAATAATTTGAGTTCTTACAGGACCATCTGCTGGAAGTAATTCTTTATAAGCTTGTGATTGAAATTGTGTTACTGATTCTGCAAGTACTGGATGTGTTACACCTGATGCACCTCTAAATGGTTCAGTTCGTCTTTCATATTTAAATCCTAAAAGATCTAATCCATCTGTATAAGTTCTTTCCCAATCTTGACGTGACATTTTATAGTCAACATATTTTTCTTCAAGATCAGAACCAATTGATCCTAAAACATTATCATCTAAAAATTCTGCTATATTTGCATAATGATCTTCTCCGCCTTGAGGAGCTGCTAAAGTTGGATCAAATGAAATTTCTGCACCACCATCTTCTGTTGGATTAATTTCAACAGATGGAGAACTTGCTTCTTGTAAACCTTCTTCTAAAGATTGAACAACTTCTGCTGTACCTGGAACTTCTACAGTAGTTTTTGTATTGGGTAATGATTTATCTATATTATCCATTGATTACATATACCTGTTTTTAAATAATGATTCAACACCTTGTGGATTTGGACCACTAACAGGTGGAACTGTTTTTGTCAATCCAGTATTAACATAACCACCGCCAGCATAACCCATTGCATTATAATTTAAGGATGGAAGTCCAACGATTGGGGTAAAAGATATTGGAGGCATACCACCATTAGCCATTCCAATTATTCCACCATATTGCATTTCATTATAATTTGAAAACTGATCTTCAGTTCCATATCTAAACTGAT